CTTTAGTTTCACACTTCACACACCCCGGAGACACACGCTAACTGCTGTGCACCTTCGGTCATGTCACTAGCCTCCACGATGTCCCACTCAATGTTGTCTGGGAACTCCTTAGCAAGCGTCTTGTAAGTCTCAAGATCCACAGGCTCATAGGGCGCTTGTTGGTACGTGTGTTCTGAGTAAGGTAGAAAGCTAATGCCACTCACCTTGTCGAACTTGTTGTACAGCCATTGTCCCACCTCAAGGAACTCATCGTCCCTATAGTAGCACGTCATGGAAGGCTTGTGTTCACACCAGTGGTCCTGATACATCTCCCATAGCTCAAGCTGCTCCATAGCACCCATGTCAGAAGCCACTACAGCGCCTTTGGGGGACTTGATGGGAAAGGAGAATACCTTAGTACTGGGTGACATCACGTCGTCCTCTACAGGCACTCCTGAAGCCTCAAGCACAGCACACAGTGGGTCTCGTGCGTCTGCTCTTACTCGTCGAATGTACTGATCTGAGTATCTAGGATGTATGCCAGATGCAGAATCAACCAATTGGCTAACAGTACCGGAAGGCTTAACAGCAGTAATGGCAGTGCTAGTGCTAATGCCAAGCCTCTCAGCCCATTTGCGGTTAGTCTTAATAGCTTCCTTCTTAAGCTCTTGTAGCCAGTACTTGAGTTCATCTTTGCTCTTCCTCCCCGACATCACTGGGTGATCCATGATGCCAGTCAGGGACACGCCAAGTAATGCCTCTTCTTTTGTGTTGTCACTCCAGATCTTACGCAGGTATCTGAAGTCGGTTAGTGTTGCTTGCAGAGTGCCAAGGATAGTTGCACTTCGTACTTTCCGTCGGAGACTGTCGAGACTATCGGTTGCCCTGATGACAACTTCTGATAAGTTGCAGAACTGATACGGTCTGAGGATGATTTCTGAGCATGGATTAGTGCCAAAATCAAAGGTAGCATCTCTTCGTTCATTCTTTGCAGCTTGTCGTTGACTTGCGACGCGACTGAAAACACCCCGTTCACCTGATCTGGACTCATACAAACTTTTCCACTCGTTCAAAAATGCTTCAAATTCTGGCTTCTCTGTGTAGCAAGCAGAGTTGTTAGCCAAGCCGCGCTGTGGATTATCTACCCACCACTGCCCTGATTTAGCTCTTCTTATTCTATCGTCAGTGAGGTTACTGAGACTGATGAGAGCACTTCTTCGGACTCCCCCAACGACGACGATCTGTGCAATCTTACAGCAGATATCGTGACATTCGATGGAACTAAGCTTTCGTCCAGCAGCTTGGCGAAAGACATCGATTGTGAATTGAAACAGGTCAACAAGAGGTTCTGGACCACTTGCTCTACCTCCGAAGGTTTTAAGTGTTGCCCCTGCAGGTCTAACTCCAGATACGTCCCACTTTGGAACTTGGCCACTAAAGAGCATTGCGATAAGCTCGCGGTATGCTTTTGCCCACCCAATCTTGCTGTCAGCGACGTGTACAACGGTATCTGTATCATGGAACTCCTCTGCGACTTCTGGTAGCTTTGTGATGTACTGACGTTCCACACTGAAGCCGACACCAGTGCCACACATGAGGACGTACATCATCTCGTCAAATGCTTTGGGGTGGTCAATGGGCAAGTAGGAGCAGTTGAAGCCAGCTACATTGTCCCTGTCCAGAGCCTCACCAGCGGTCATCAAGGCTCTCATGCTGGGCATTACGTCCAGCTTGTAGATGTCGTCATAGAGTCCTGTAGCTTCCTTACGTGTGATCTTCTCTTTGTTGACCCAGAAGTCAAGGTAGCGGTTGACTGTCTCTAGCCATGTCTCCCTGCGCTGCTCTTCTGGTAAGTATCTGGCGTATCGGGACTTGTGTATGTACTGTTGATATGCGTCCATTAGATTTCGTAGTCTCCTCGTGTAATTAGCGATAGTTTAATTTGGTCCAGCAGGAAGTACAGCTGGTGTGTGTTGAGGTTCGTAGAGATGACAACGTAGTCGTCTGACTTGACTATGCAGAAGGCGTCCTCATAGCTGTCTAAATCCTCCACTGAAGAAATAGCCCCAAATACCGTTGATACTGGTAGTTTCTCATCCTTGTCTCCGAAGTGTCCTTCAATTACTTTCATTAGATTAGCTCCTGTATCAACCTGTCTATGTACCAGCGACACTTCCTGAGATCCTCTACGGGTTTGTTCTTGTAGGTGTAGCGCCAAAGATACTTCACTGCATTGCCCTTGAGATACCCTCTGAACTCTGTGTCCGTCATGGAGGCTTTGATACCGTCGATTGCTTCGATCCCTCCTTTGTTGTAATGCTCCGGTTTAGACACATTGTCCCACTCAACTACCGTAGCATTATCAATACTCATCTTCGTCCTCCTCTTCATCCACCAGTTCCTCTTCAAACCTGTCCAAACGATTAATCAGTTTGTCTTCAAAGCGATCCATGAGTTCTTCCGATGATATCTCCAGTGCCTCTAACAAGTCATCTGGGTCATAGACACGCAGTATCCTTTCCTTGATTTCATCCATTGTTAGAGACATCGCTAATCAACTCCTGAAGTGTATCTATAGTATACCACATAATTTCTTCTTTGTCACACCATTGTGCCATTGTCATCGTGGCTCCTTTCCTAATCTTCTTGTTGGGGTGCATCAGGACGAACACTAGCCTCTGGTCTTCTGGTAGGCTGTCCCTGACACTCTTGTACTTCTTTGTGTCTCCGTCCCTGAAGAACCCCTTGCACTCCACCAGCGTCCCTGTAGCTTCATGTACGAAGTCCGGTTTGTAGTTCCTATGGATTGTGTAGGGTACTGTAAACGGCTCATACAGGAAGCCATGGAGATGCTGTGACACATCCTTTTCAAACTTACTACGGAAGCTCAATTTCTGGAACCTTCGGCTCATTTACTACCTCTACTAAATAACGTGGACCTGATGAATATGCGAAGCCTCTTACTTGAGGCCAACACTGCTTTTTGTAGGCACAATATGAGCATCCGACGGCGAGTTTCTGGTTGCCACTCTTTCCATCTGCGATAGATTCGTAGCAGACTTCTGGCGGTGTCGGCTGCTCCACTAGCTTTTTTATGTGGTCAATCCTGTCCTCAATGCTGTAGGAGATCAGGTCATACACAGGCGCTTGTGTGTCCTCTGAGTCATACATGAGGTAAGTCAAGTGACCATTCTGCTTGTCCATAGCAAGCCAGCCAAACTTGGTTGCACCTTCTGCATGTGCGTATCCTTTGATCTGCGCTATGTACCCAAACGGATCATCATAAGCCAGTGACCCATCTTTGAACTTCCTGAACCCATACGTGGACACTGACTTGACATCGGTAACGATACCGTCAATCTTGCAGTCCATGTGTCCCTTGATCCCGTTGACTTCACACACCTTCTGCTCGTCAGTCACCTCGTGTCCAGCTGCACGAGTCAGGAAGAGCAGTAGCTCCTCAATGAGATGACCATAGAGGAACTTCACGTAAGTGTGTGGTGGTATTACTTCACTGGGTTCCACTTCGTTAAATAAGTTCCACAGGTATCGATCTTCGCGCCCAATGTTGGACATACGGAGTGTTCTGTTGTCCCGCTTCTTCTGCTCACCGAACTCCTGACGCATCAGGTCCTTGACGTTCTCGCCAAACTGCTCTATTGCAGCGTCGATGTCCACTCCTTCTTCTACCTCTTTGGTTGACACTACTTTGTAGATGTCGTCTACTAGGTTGTATATGTTTTTCATGTTGTTTCCTTAGTGAGTCTCTGCCCAAGTTGTGCCGACCTTGTACTCTCCGTCGAGTGGACATCTGAGGCCAAATTCCAAACCCGCCGCCTTGAGACACTCAACTGCGAGCCACCCATACTTCTCTGCTTGTTCTTCTGCAACCTCTGCCTGAACTTCGTCATGTATGTTCCCTATGAATTTGTAGTCGATGTTCCACTGCTTTGCGTAGTCATCGAGGATCACTAGTGCTTTCTTCATCACGATGGCACCAGCGGCTTGCAACAACGTGTTCAATGCAGCATGCTCGGATCTGACGTGAAGCTGCCTTCCGTCAAGTCCTTTAAGATAGCCTCTCCCAGCAGCTCTGATAACTCGTTCTCGTAGACTTTCAAGAGCAGGTGTATTTCGTAGAAATCTCTGCTTAAGCTTTGCGCCATCAGATGCGCTTCCTCCGACGATACTTCCAATTTTAGCTTCTCCTGCTCCGTAAAGGAA